GTTCCGTCGGGTGCAAGAAAGTCAGTGCTGCCTGTTGTAATGGTCATTCCACCTGATGCCGCAGGTGTATCTTGTGCCGTCATCTGATTTACCCAACGAGCCACATTCTGCCCACTCGGCTCAACCAACAAGGCAGGGCACGACTGCCCCAGCCAATCGATGCGCGGGATGTTTGCTGCAATAGTCCCATCGACAGTTACCCCAGCGAACCTTGTCCTCGCAACCGTTGTTGTGGGGATGTATTCAGAGGCGGTTGAGCCTACTTCGACTTGTGCGCCCCAAGCGTAAAGTATATCGCCAGTAACTCCAGTAAACGATGGTGTGCGACCACTTCCACTTGCGGTGATTAGCACGGGGATTAAGCTAACCCCAGTACCAGTTATATTGCAAGTAGCTGTAAAAATGCATCGATACCACCCATTGCCATAGTTTTCAATTTTTGCGGCTCTATTTGCGTCTGCTGATGAACCGCTTACGACTGAAACTGTGCCTGCGCTTAAATCAAAATTAGCATAACCCTCTTGTGTAAATCTTGCCGAAGCAAACGTCAATTGCACCAATTGACCTGCTGCGCCTGTTCCTGCCTTGAAAAAAGCCGACTGTGTGTAAATAGTTCCACTGGTATAAATCACAGTAGTTGAGCTGTTCCCTGTCATGAAGTGCACACCGCTTACCGCTGTTGGACTTAAGGCATTAGCCGTAATTGTGCCATTGGGAGCAGCTATTGCACCTGTTGCATTGGTTAGCAAAAGTAACCCCCAATTATTGCCACTAACCCACGATTCACTATGAAACGCCAAATTCGTATTACCCGCTTCAATCAACCCATTTGGCCCTACTCTTGTAGCACCTGTATTCCTGCTCACGGTGAAGTCAGGAGGAAGCCCTACTACATCGGTCGATTCATTAAGCCGGGTAACCGCACCTGTCGAGGTAGCAATCATAGGCGTAGCTACGCCAAGCCTTTCAAGCTGCGGCGATGCAATTCGTATAGTGTAGCTGTATGTTGTACCGCTGACAATCGGGTGGCCAATGCGCCCTCTCGCCGCAGTCAAGCCACTTTGATTGAACGCTCTAACAGCCGAAAGTCGCTGCAATACTGCACCGCTGGCCAATGCGATATTTGTCGATGTCCCCGCCTGAAATGTCGAACCACTCACCTCCTGAACCTGCAAGACCATTGCAGGCGTTGTGATGTCACCACTGATGCAGGTCGCGTAGGCTGATAGCGTAAATGTTTGGCCAGTCGTAGCAGTCACTGCGCCTGTTGCCGCAGAAAAAAACAGATTGAACGTACCGCTGGCAGTGGCCGTTCCGCTTACGCTTACATCTACATAATTGACGAGCGTGCCATCATTAGCCGTTGCCTGACCACTTGCGCCGATTGAAAAGGTGAAGCCAGCAGGGATAGATCCCGATGCCCATGTCGTCGGCAACACGCTGCCTGTCGCCCCAGCCATCGAGTTGTTGGGGAGGTAGTTAGTTCGGCATATAGGTCGCTGAACAAAAAGACCCCCTGCGTTAATAATCGAAGGGACTACGACAAGAGAAGGGTTGTTCTGAATTACCTCCCGAAGATTGTTGTACCTCCCACGAAGGCATCCACCACCAAACTCCTCTGTACCAGCAGCATTTGCAGCACGACCACGAGCAAGGGCACTCTCCTCAGCATACTGCCGAAGAACATGGCGGGCATTGCCACCTAATGAAGGGCCATCTAATAAGGGCATAATTAGTTATAGAAAGCGAAAACGTTACCACTAACAGGCGTTACGGCTGATATTGTCCTACCATCATTGGCACGGATAATCATACCAGTATAACAGGTTATCCCCGAAAGGTTTAACCCCGCAGGAGATGCAGAGAGTAGGTTGTTGGATGCGCTATCAGTCAGAGTGCTGAACGAACAAGAGGCGTTAATCATTAAAGCCGTGTATGTCTTACCCGTAACTGCCCCCGTTACAACCTCCATTTTAGAGCCTAAGCTGGAGACAGGAGAGCTGTTGGCTATATAGGTGCTTAAAGTGGTTATAAAGGCCGAAATACTCGTTCCTATGGCCGTAAGAGCATCAGCAGTAATGACTAAGGTTATCTGCCCATCTTGATATATTTTCAAGGTAATCTCACCCGTAGTAGGGTCGTAGAGATTGCAGATGATGTTCTTGTAGTTTACATAGAAAATCCTGCCATCGGCATAAGTCAATATTAGCTGAGTAGCCCCAAAGGTACGGGCGGTTAATGCGGGTAATGCTGACATTTTATTTCAATTTATGGTGCTAAGTTACTACAATTTGAATTATCGGTTTTGGCTACAACGATACGACACACATACCTGCACTCACAGTCTGCACATGGTGCGTGTCAGTCATGTTCTTAACCCTTACCGTTAAGGTGTTGCCCGTAGATAGAGAAACGAAGCACTGAACAAACACCCCCACAGCCTTACTATTCGACATAATATCCCCAGAAAGAGCCCCTGCAACAGGCGTTGAGTTCTTGGTAATAGCAACCCTTATCTCATCACCGTTTTGCCCATCTAACGAGGCGTTTACAGTAACGTGGAATAACTTAGTCGTAGCCCCCGTATAAGTAATAACCCCTGCATTAGAAACGGTGAAATCGCCTGAATTGGCAGAGGCCGCAATAGAAGAGCCTACGTTCAGGTTTGCGTATGTATTTGATGCGAGAAAGTTAGTCTGCGGTGGCGTTATGCCCTCATCGGTAGTGCCCCACCCTGCGTATAGTGTAGCCGAGCCCCCACCGCTTATTGAGCTAAGTGGTAGTTTCTTAGCAGCAGCATAGCCCGTAGCATCAATAGCCACAAACTCCGCCCCCGTAGTCGAGGAGGCTAAATCCAAGTCTTTTATTCTCTTTCGTGCCATCTTAATAAGTTAAGGTTGTATTGCTATCAGAAGCTAAATCGTTATCTACATTCACCGCTATGGCGTTAATATCGCAAGGGTCAGCATTGGATAGGCACTTCGTGTCAATTCTAACCACAACATCCATATCCACCGCTATAATGTAGTTACCCGTATCCCAAGAGATAGATGCCCCCTCAAACTCAGAGGAAAGAATAGTCGAAATATCGTAGTCAATACCACGAACATCAACATCAACGAAAACAGCACCCACCGACTGAGCAAGAGTAAGATACAACCCACCAACCTTAGCCCTAATCAGCTCACCCATCTCGAAGTTTCTATACCCCTTCCTCTTGCCAATAACCACAAGCATAAGCGGCTGGGTAATCGAAATGAGGTCTTGGCAGCCAACGAACATCTCACCCTCAACCTGCTCGGAAGAATCCTTCCCCGCCATTCGGATGTAGGCTATGCCCTCACTCCACTCGTAGCCATCAATAACGTGCCGATACTCACCATTCGAGCAGTAGATAGAAGGGATTAAAGACTCGCCATCAGGGATGAGTTCCGCAAAGCCATAGTGTCTGGCAACCCCGAACTCCCTAAGCTTGTCTAAAATGCCGTTTATTACTGATAGTATCATAGTATAATGGTAGGCTGCCCCTTTAATGGGGTGGCAGAAAAGACTGCACGAGTTAATAATCTATCAAACCTGCGGATATGACTAATCTTTTCCCTAATCGTATGCGTCATGAAGTCGCCATACTTATCGCTAAGCACACGAACCTTTTCGGCATTTGTCCTTGGCCTATTAAAAGCCGCATTGCCAGGATTCCACCCTGGACTTGTCCTGATCGAGGCATTGACCTGAACGCCATAGCTGGACTCAGTTATCCGGGCGGAAGATAGCCGGATTGGAGTTTGAATAAAATTGGCTTTAAGCCTGCCTGTGTAAGTTAGGTTCACATAAGAGCTTTTGAGGCCTTGAATATCCTTCAACTGCTTGTACCCATTTAAGATCATATAAGGCCTAACACCGACACCTCTAATCTTGCCGAAAGCCGTTGGCTTGAACTTGTTGTAATTCATAGGCAAAAAGTTATGCCTGTAATACCTTGTCTTGCGGGTATTGTAAGACCCAAGTTGCGAATCATCGCTTTTCATGCCCTTTTCAAAAATCCTATTGGCATACTCTTTTTGTGTTTGTGCGGCTGTTTCGGCATTGATAGGGTTAACCCTGTCAACCAAAAGCCGACTTTGGGTCTGCAATATCTTTATGTAGGTATTGAGCTTCATGGTATTCTGCTCACCTGTCTAACCCTCTGCCTACAAGCGAAACACCCCGTGTCGGGCATATAAGCCTGCTCAAAATACCTCGACATATAGGCATCATACTGCTGTTGGTAATACTCAACTAACTGCCCATTTCGCTCTCGGTTGTAAGATATAATGCCGTTCAGCCTCTTGGAAAACTCCATTTCCTTCATAATCAGCATACCTGCCTTATAGAGGAGTGGATAGCCTAACTGCCCAATATGAGCGCACAAAAGACTTTCAAAGGAACACGCTACCTGGTACTCAATAGAAAGGCCGCCAGTCCATGAGCCGCCCGATATGTTCTGCTCAATCACTGCCCCCGAAGTGGGAAACTCCAAAGTGCGCTCCAAAACATTATTCTGCCACCTCGAACCACGAGAGCATCCACCACAGCCATAGACAGGGTAAAGACTTGTTTGGTAGGATGGAACGGCAGTAGCATTGTAGAGGAAGGCAAGGTTAAGCAACTGCCCATTACTTGTGAACTTCTTATTCACCACAACCCTCGATGGAGTTCCTGCGGTTGTCTGAACAGGGATAGACTGCAATACATCCCCCGTAATCATATCGTAGACACTCACGGTAACAATTCCCGTGAAGTTCACCAATAGATTTACTGCGGTCAAGGTAACGGCTATGTAGTCGGCCTGCCTATATCTTACGCCTATGCCCCTAAAAACAGCACTCTGAGGCAGATTTTGCAGGCTCTGAGGCCAAAACCCGACCTGCCCATCCCAACTGCTCGTAGTGTAGTTCCAACGATTGTAGAGGTAGGCAAGGCTTTCCGCCTGAATCATATTGGCAGCTTGGTCTATCTTGCGCTCAATAAGGGTGAAGGCGGTCTTATCCTCCTCATTAACACCTGAATCAATATCGCGCATAGATATGCCCGTGAGGTCGTTGATATACAACCCACTCGAGGGTGTTATGTTAGGGTCGCACAAACCCCGTACACCGATTACGTTATTCCAGCAACTCATACGACAAAGTTAGTAATAAAAAAGGGGATGCTTTCGCACCCCCTTACCCACACACACACCACAAATCAAGGGTTTGTAATCTTACCGTTGAAGATGTAGTTAACACCATCAAGGGTATCACCATTAAAGAACATATCCGTAGGCATAGTTACATACTTGTAAGATAAGCCGAGGAAGAACTTCCATTGGTTACAGTCAAGTTGAGCGTAGTAATCGAACTCTAAGCCAGTCTCAGGGTCTACAATAGTACCCTTTTTGATAGCCTGGTCGTCAATTACACGGATGCCGTTAGCACCTTTGAAGGCGTTGTAACGAATCATCTGAACAGCACCTGGTGCCATAAAGGCGAACTCCGTAGCACCGAAGGTAGAGTCAGCTCTTGGCTCAAAGAAGTAGTAGCTCTGAGCATCAGAAGCCATCATAGCTTGAAGGTCTACGTTAATCGTAGCGCAACAGCTTGAACGAAGGGCAGTCATGTACTTGTGTACCAACTCACCACCGATAATGATAGGTCTGTCCCAACCCTCAGCCAACTGATATTGGTAGGTTACGTCAGACATAAAGTCATCGAGGTACGTTCCAACAACAGATCCAGTGGCAGTGTTCTTAGTCGCAGTGGTCAGCAAAGTACGAGCAACGTTTACGGTACTGCCAGGATTAGCGGAGTACAAGCCGAAGTTAGAACCGATGAAGGTAACAGCCTCGTTGTTCATGTAACGCTTAACAGCCTGCATATGCATAGCTAATTGGCGGGCAACATAGTTTTCATCACCCTCACAACGTGGGGCAAGGTCATCTAAGTTGAAGGACCACCTGCGCGAAGCACCAACCGAAGGGTCGATGTTATACAACTGAGAGGTCTCGCGATAAACAGGACCAGCAGCACAATCGAGTTCGGCAGAAGAAGCAGTCCCTGTGTCGGTCATACGAGGCTGATAAACAACCTCAACGGCACGATAGTGGCCATTCTTAGTGTCGATTTGGTTTTGCAGGATGCCCTGCTCGTTAATTGGTGAAGTTACGGCACGCAGCGTATTGATGTGGCCTGGAAACATTTGAGGGTCGCCCTTAAAGTAGCCATCCTCGAGCCTGCCTTGAATGTCGGGGCAGGAGATAAAAGAAGAATATCCGTAAGACATTTTGGTTAAAAATTAAAAAAGGTTTTGGAAGTCTTTATCTGCCTACCCCTTCGGCACATTTAGCACTTTATGTCTGCCAGACACAGCGTGTCGTGTTATTCCTTACTCAAAGCCTCTCGGTGTCCTTCAAGGCGTGGATGAGCATATCTCATCGGTCTGTCGGGCGAAGGCATCCTCACCTGAGCCGTTTTGGTCTGAGAGCCAGCTTCTCCAGCTTTCTTAACCAACCCTGCCTTCTCAGCCTCTAAACGATAAAGCTCCTCAGCCGTTAAGTACCCAGTGCCCTTGTCGTTCTTAATCTGATTGCCCGCCTTGTCCGTTACAATCAACTTATCATCGGACAGTGCAAAGATATACTTTTCTTTAATGTCCATTTCAAAGCCCTTACGAGCATATTGGTTGGCAGTATCACTCCAGGGGATAGAGTTCTTAACCTTCTCAACATTCATTGATATTACATACTCTTGAAACTTAGCCGATGAAGATTGCTCCGTTTCTTCAAGTTTTTTCGTCAGTGAACTTGACAATTCCTCCTGCTCCTTAGCCCTTCTGCGAGCCTCCGCCAACTGCTCACGGATTTCATTCAGCTCTTCAGTAGAGCCTGCACTCTTAGCCTGTGCCTGCAACTGCTCAATGGTGGCCTTGTTCTTAGATTCAGCTAACTCAAAGAGTTCAGATAGCTTCTTGCCCTTCACCTCATCCTCAGACAAGCCAAAGGAACGCTTAAACTTAGTTTCCAAAGCACCAAGCGTCTTGCCCGTTACCCTGTTCTTAATATCCTCATCGTCAGCAGCGACCTCACGGCTCACATACTTCTTGGATAGCAAATCCTTGAACTCATCAAGGCTTTCAAACTCCTGCTCTTTGTCAAAGAGCCACTTAGACATTTCTTTGTGGTCAATAGCCATTATTCTTCAGTTTTAGGTTTTCTTGTTCTTTTGGGCTTCTCCTCTTCAGTCAACTCATCAACAGTTTCAACCTCCGTTTCCTGCGTAGTCTCTTCTGCCAGCTCAGGGACTTCGGGTAGTTCAGAGGTGTCATTCGTAGATGCGGTTAATATTTTAGCCCTACGAGGCTCACCAGGCGTTGAATCGGGAACAATAGGGCCGTTAAAAGCCTCGTCATCAACACGGATGTTGTACTTCTTCAAAAACGCCTCATTCTTAGCAATGGCCTCACTTATCCAAATGATGCTGCCCTTGCTGTACGCACGAATTTTGTTTGCCATATTTTTTGGGGTTAAGATTCTTCGATAACGGGGACTAGCCAATGCCTGCATCGGTAGCCTCCCAAGTAAAAAAAGATCGTCTGCTTGTTTGTTCCGGGCATCCTGCCTCTCCAGTCCGGTAAGTCAGCCCATTCGGCAATTTCATTGTACTCATAAATATTTTCATTTCGCTCAATACAAAACGGCCTTGAATCAGCAATAAGACCGCCATTGTAGCGGAATTTATTAAATCCCTTAGCCAAGTACAGGTACATAGCATAAGAACGAACCATTGCGCTAAAAACCACATCAAACTTAGTGTTCAGATTAGCAGAGATAACACCTAACCTCGATGCAGTACCCTTAACGGACTGCTCAATAGCATCCTCCAATGCCGCCCTGCTGGAACCAGCAAGCATCATGAACACAATGGTATTCACAATGTCAGAAACGGCATCGCCCATTGCCCTATTTAAAGTCTCTAAAGCCGATGTCTCTGCGGCATCAGCACCCTCACGAAGGGGTGTCATCGTTTCGTCAGGTATATCGGAAGTGCCTACGATCTCGTCAATCTTGCGCTGAACACTCGCCAACCTGTCCTGATAAAAGGCAATAGCATCAGAGTATCCCGACTCTGCGACCAAACGTTCAATTCTTGGCCTTAAAGACGCAACCTTAGCAAAGTTTTCTTCCGATTGGTCTATATCCCCATCGGTGAAGCTAAAGGTCGATAAAAGGACTAAAATAGCCTCATATAGGCTGTCTTCCGTCGCCTGGTTTATCGTCTGGATCTCCTGTGGGAGGGAGTCCAACTCTTGAATTATTTCCTCGAAGTCCATTTATTGTGTTTAGATTTGGCAAAGTTAAGCCCTTTTCCTTTGGAACGAGCGATTTTGCCACATCCTCTATCTTTTTCTTTTGCTCTAAGTATTCTAAGTTCAGGAATCCCTCATTCTCATAGACTAAATCACGGATGATAGACTCAACCTTAAAGTGCATAATAGCCTCCCACTTCTCAATAATGCCAGACGCGGATAGCATCATAACCTCCTTAGCATCCAAATTGAAGTACGGGTCAACCTTGACTGATAGCTTCATAATAGCACTCTTAACCTCCTCAATAGGAAAGCGAGTGTCCAAATACTGCTGAGCCAACATAGCCCTTGAAAACGAAGGGGCGTTCTTAATCTCAGTGGTTAGCTCTGCATCAGTCCTCATCTCAAAGTTCTGAGGGTAGCGCATAGCAGGCTGTTGCCAAGAGTCGCCATAACGCATCCTGCCAATCATATTGATAGCGAACTGAAAGTCAGAGAATACAACACCCGAAAAACTTAACAGGAAGCTATACAACTCCTCACGGTCAATAGCCTTACCCGTAGCCGTTTCCCTACCCGAAATCTTCTCATTGTTCATTACATCAATGCTCAAAAGCTCGAAAGCCATCTGAATATTAGTAATGACCTGTTTGTTTAAGAAGTCAAGGATTTCGTGTTTTACGTCAATGAAGCCAGCGGGCGGTATCTGAATCTTGGTTTCAGTCTCGGTAGTAAACCTATTCGGTGCTTGAACCTGATATACGGATAGTGGACCAAACATCCTTCGAGTTCCCGTGCCCCCACAATTTGAGCAGGCAATAGCAACCTTATCCTCAAAGCCCAATGCCTCTTCGACCTGCCCAGACCCATTACACTTGTCGCACTCATCTACATACTCCCACTTCTGCAAGAAGGCATGAGAAAACTTACTCATCTGCAAGGTGGAGAAATCATTAACGGCTTGGTCTAATGCAGGGATAGCAGGGGTGTAAAAAGAATGGTAGTAGTAATCCCCATCCTCTTGAACCGAAATACCGCCAAGTCTTACGCAGGGAAGAACACCCATATTGTGTCGGTAGTACAACTCAATGTCAAAGGTGTAGTCGCTCTTTTTGCCTACCTGAGTGGCTATCAGAATCTCATTCTTATCGAAGATGTAGAACACAAGGCCATCCTCAACCTCTTTCTTCTCCGAGCCTAAGTGAACCTTTGAACTATGCTCTGCACGGATGATAGCATACTCTTCATCCTTCCATCCCCACACCTTCTTACTCTTGAAGCAATATGCCGTTGGCTTAACCTCGATAGTGTCGTTGAACGTTCCATCCTCAAAATACTCCAAGCCTACGGGCATAATGCCCAACACAGCGTTGGGGTCGGTCAGCGTAACGAAGGTTACTATCTGCTGAAAGTAGGTTTCAATACTGCCAAAGCGAGGGTAGTCCTCATTGAAGTAACGCTCCTGCTCAATATTGCCAAAGCGTATTTCATAGTTCTGCCTGTTCCAAACCCTGCCAGCAACGTTTACCGCCTTGTGGAAGTATGGAACAGTAATCGGCCTATAAATCTGCTTACGATAGTTGAACTCGTGCGGAAGCTCATTAGGGGCTTTCTCTTTGAGTAGCTTTTCGGGGAAGGCATCGTAGTCCGAATGTACCTTTAGACGAGCAGCCATATCGACACAAGCCCGATATGTTGGGTAAAAGTCAGGCACATAGAACTTATCCGAGCGTTTCTTGACCTCGTAAATAGCATACTCTTTCGAGATATGCGCCAACAGCTCGGTAGCCTTTTCGAGGGTCATTTACTCCCCCCTCTTCTTCCTCTACACTTGCACATAGTAATAAGGTTTATCGTACAAAGGTAATACTTTCCTTAACTTTCCTTTGGAGTAACAAAACGGCAGTTATAGAGCAGTATGTCAGCATCCCACAGTCCTAATATATTCCAATCATCGCCCAACAAATCAAGTATCCTCCTGCAAACAGGCTTCCCATTTACATCTATCAGATTTCCCCAACGAACAAAGATTAAGCTGGTATTAGACGTATGAGGCAGGATGTTTTTGAGCAAGGTCAGCTCCGCATTGTACCAATCAATCCACAATAGGTCAATGTAGGTGAACTGCTTATGCAGAAGATAGCTGTCAAGACTTCGGGTAGGCACTTCAACCATATGCCTGTATGTAACACTCGGAGGCATAGAGCCCTCATAAGTTGTCGTAGTGTTGTAGGCATAACGCTCACCCTTTGTCGGCCTCCACATCGTCATCCTCGAATCCTTATCCGTAACAGCACAATAGTTCATCTGAACATTGGTGGGTAGGTTCGGTATTGTGCCTTCTGCCAACGGCTCGAAGGCATGAACCTCTGAACCAGGTATCTCGGCAAGCTTCCTCGTAACCGAGCCATCCCTTGCGTTTATTTCGATTATCAGACTTTCCTCAACGGACTCTAAGCACTCTTTAATGTACTCAATAGGTTGCTTCATAGGTGTTTTTTGAACTCATTGAAAAATGTTTCGTGTGGATATTGAATTGGACTATTTATTTGTATTTTCATTTTAGAGCTAAACATCCCCGATATTCCATCTTCATTGGGAGCATATTTTTTTGGCAGGTTAGGTATATCGCACTCATAAAACCCAGCAAAACACCTATTAAAAAGACTGTATTTAGCTATACCAGGCTTAACTCCCTCATCTCTAACATCGCTGCTTAAATTATGTATGTGCGAAGATGTTATTGATAGCGGGAAGAATCCGTATGTCTCTATATGCCTATAAATTATATCCCCATCTTCTTCACCAAATCCCAAAAACCTTTCATCAAACCAGTTTAGCTCTGCAAGGGTGTGTTTGGCAATAACGAAATGAGAGAAAGAGCCGTTAATAGTAAAAAAATTAGACTTAGTTATGGACACTTGATATAAAGAGTCCATAAGAATCGTTGGATTGCTTATACGAACATCATCATTTAATAGAAGGATATGAGAGGTTGGGCAATGTACTACAAGGTCATTCCACATTTTTGCCAATCCCCTCATCTCTTGATAGAAAATTGGGCTTACATTGTCGTGTTCAGACAAAAAGGAAAGCATCTTCCTGCGATATTCATTGTCTAACCCCGTTTTGCTAGACGCATTTACGGCAACTATCACATTAAACCCACTCAAATCTTTCATAAGAGGAATGAAATGGGATTCAAACCTTTCCTTGAAGGTGGTTATGCCAATATACATCACTTGGCCTTAACTCCCCAAAAGTATAAGTCCCAGCCCTGATGAGATGCCTCACACCTTTCAAACGGCAGCCCTTCTAACGCAGACTCTAAATCTTCCTTAGAAATATTTCTATAATAGTCGGTTGTAAATGGAGAGTTCCATCCTTCTGATTTTTTTGTGCCATGCTCAGGGCGGCCAGGTGCAGCGCAGGTAATTACAATAAGTCCCCCTGGCTTACAAGCTTTATACATAGCCTTAATGCTCTGTTCCCAATACTTATCGTGTTCTAGCATTTCCCCAGAGATAACCACATCAAACCTTTTTTTGGTTTTTTCAATCCACTCGTGAATGTATGCTACAACATCTACATTTTTCCCCTCACCAATATCCATCCCAAGATATTCGCAGTCCTCAAAAAACTGCAAATTACTGCCATTTATATCCTGGCTTCCCACGTCAATAACTGTCTTACCCTTAAACATTTCGGGGAAGGCTGCCTTTACCACGTTTATGAAATCTACCTGTTGCTGGTGCATAAATCAGTTGTTTAGTATTGTTTCCTTTATTTTCTCGTATATATTATGTTTACTCATATACTTCTTTTTCCAGGCTTTTATCGGCTGAATGAAGTCATCATAGTTAGTGGACTGCAAGATATGCTCTATCTCCTTTACGGCATACTTAGGATTCCTAAAGTTTTCTAAACTAATCGCAAACGGAACGTGCTGTTTAATATTCCTCGCCCCTACATAAATAGGTACGCAGGAGCATAGAACTGCATCTATAATCTTGTCCGATATGTAATCATCCCAAATGCCGTTCTCAATGCAGACCGAAAATTGAAACGGCAAAAGCCCCGTAGCCTTGTTGGATAACTCCCCCTTAACGCCCTTGAAGTTTAACCCCCTGCCATACACCGAACACCATCCCGTTTGGGCAAGCTCACGAGCTAAGCGTATGCGGTATTCGTAAAAGCCACCCGATATGTTGGAGGTTATCATGCTTATCCGCGCTGCCTTTTTTGGGGCGGTCATAAACTCCTCAAGCTCTCCATTGAGGTGATAGAACATCCCCATCGGGAAGCCCACAAGATTGCCCTCTATGCCGTATGCATAAGGCTCTGCACAGGTGTAAACAACCGAACAATATGAGCCGATATTCCTATCAAAGAAGTTGTGGTCAGGAGGCTCTTGAATAAAGCCAATAACCCTTTCTTTGGGCACTTTAATATCGAAGTTCCCCTTTGAATTAAAAACCACAAGCCATTCGTAAGAGTCATCAACAACGAACTCTACATTGTCCTTGAAGTGTTTTGCCGTCATAAATTGGTCAATAATCCTGTCGTGGATAGAGAAACTATCTGTCCAGTTGGTTATCACCCGTATTTTAGTTGGCTTATTCAATGCGACTAATAAAATTTCTTTTTGTTCTGTCAATGTTTTGAAGATTAGTGTACTGCAAATCTTTGTTTTGGTAATAAGCTACCCTATCGTCATCAGAATGTTTTATAGTTTCAATGCAGCAGATAAAAGGCTTTTGATGAAATCCCATTCGTTCTACCCGATAGTAAAAATCAATGTCCTCAAAGCCCCATCCATCAACATTTTCATTATACCCTTTTGCTCTCGTAAATAGCTCTTTCCATATTAAACAGCATCCTGTCCCATCTCCATACCCCCAGCCATTCAAAAAACTGCCACCAACTAACACATCCCCAATATGGTTTTTTAAGAAGTTGTTATTAGTAAGCATAGCATCAGCATCTATGAAAAAAAATATATCAGCCCTGTCATCTGCGTTTAATGCGCCAATATTTCTAGCCTTGCTAAGATTAAAGAACCCGCTTTCATCATGGGCTTTAACAGCCCTAACCATCGGGTTTCCTAAGTTAAGAACATAGTCAAACGAATTGTCAGGGTCGTCATAATCAACAACGACAACCTCTATCTCAAATCCATTTTGAGAAGTCCATGTTGGCAGACACTGCTTTAAGTGGTGAAGCCTTCCCTTACAGCTTGTAATAAATGAAATCATAGTTATCTTGGCGGCCTCCCTTCTGCTAACAATCTTGATTTATTGGCGTGTTTAGCAACCGACATTTTATGCCACTTGTACTCATGCGTTAGCCCCATATGCCTGTGGTAATCCATTAACTTTTTGTCGGCAAACTCCCACATAGCAGCCGAGGTGAACCCCCTGCCTCCATAAAGCCCTAAAAACCAGTGATTTTTTTCAGCATCATATATCACCTCTTTGGGCACAGACTGGTGAGCAAACATTATCGGATACCCCCCAAAGTCAGGGTTTATGCCAAACTGCCCACAGGCTACATTAAGGGCAAGTTCATCGGGATATGTATTCCCCCAGGGCATAGACAACTCGCTCAAAGGAACGCCATTTCTAGCATTTTCTCTTGCCTGCTCATAAAATCTATTGAGGTCATCTCCCTTTCTTAGAACAAGGAAAGAGGAGTTTATAGCTGGCACAAGGGCATCTTCACTTATTTCGTGGTATTCCCATATCTTTTCTAAGGTTGCCCACTGCATTTCAGGGAACTCATTCCCATCCCTTTTATAGTTGCCCATAGGAATAACATCCTGACCTCTAAATCCCTGTGCCTTCTGAGCATAAAAACATTCTTTTAGGGCATTAGCCTTGTTAATTATTTCGTCTAATGGGCGAAGGCAAATTCCATCTACATCGAGGTATATGTTCACATTGTGGACTAAATACCTGTCTATGTTTAGCTTAGCCATACCAGGACTGAACACCCCATTTTGGTATAAATCCCTTTCGTCAATAGGGGTTCTTATGCTGAAAACCCAAGACTTGTGGTCAGGGAGGCTGTACTTATCATCGTGGATGAGGTGAATCGGGATGTAGCTATTAAACCTTCGGATAGATAAGGCCATATTATAGGCCATCTGATAGTATTCCTTCTTACCGAAGGCCATAAGAACGATTGCTGTACTCATAGGGACAAAAGTAAACAAAAAGAGCCGCCATAAGGCAGCTCTTAATGTTACCAAACTCTAAGATTAAAGAGTGGAGAAGAAAGTTGGAGGCGCAGGGTACTTCTGAATACAATCTCCTACGGGGATGTAGGCAGAAGCCGTTACCTCAAACATCTGCAACGCACGGTCATTATCTGGAACCATCAAAGCCGCACGGTAGTTCGTGGGATTTGTAATCACCATCACTTCATCGCTTCCGCACAAGTACAGAATCAAATAAGTGGTCTGAGTGTTCAGGTCGCAGTAGAACTGAGTGTTTCCATTAGAAGGACCTGTTGAACTATAACCCGTAGCATTGGCATCCTGCCAAGTGCAAGTCCAGTTAAAGCCTACGAGAATGTTCTCAGGGCCACAAGCAATCGGATTGGGTACTTCAACGGCAGCAGGAGATGCAACAGTCCCCTTAATACCAGCAATACGGAATAGCTGTTCGGCAGTAACGGTATCTTCGTACCAAGTATCGGTACTCCAATCCGCAGCAGTCGCAGGAAGTTCAGCATCGCAAAAGACGATAGCAGCAGCGGAAATACCGCCAAGTTTATAAGCTCCGCAATCCACAATTTCGTGTGGGGGCAACTCGGAGCATCCTATTGAGCAAAAAGCCATTTTTTTATAATTGAAAGGGTCTATGAACTTTTATATGGCAAGTTCCCGCCACAACATCACGACAACAGTGCAAATATACTAAATGCACATATTCTTTTTTAGGTCCTGAGTTTTAGCCTCAACCTCCAATTTAACGGGCGCAAGCCTACTCATACGCACATAAGTCGGGGAATAGTCCGTAGAGCGTGTGAAGAAGTTGTCATTAACTCCGAACAACTCATCTTCAAGGAAGAAATTGTCGTGCCTACAAGCTAAACTCAAGGCATCGTGGACAAATTCGGGGAGCAGGTCGGTGTTCAGGCTTAGAGACTTCCTCCTTTCGGCATAAACAACCCTTTTGCGCCCTAAAGAATCCTGATACGACACCATTGCCCCATCATACTTAGCATCCCTTACATTGGCCTTAAACCGCATATATTGCTTGAATGTAGAAGAAGGAGTGTTGGCGGCAGGGTAGATGAAGCCAAACCCAAGTGAATCGGAGTCAGAGGTTACATCTTGGTAGTATGTAACCTTTACCGTTCCGCAAGGGTCAGTTATCGGTTTAATACAGGTGGATATGAAGCTCGCATCACAAATATTTTCGCTACAACAGTTGCTATCAAATCCAAGATATATGTTCATACACTTGGCTCGATAGTCATTCCACGAGTATAGTTGCCCTGTTGTTGGGACTGCCCATATTTCAGTTATTTGAAACCCTCCGCTTATCACATAGTTCTGAGCATCGTATGTATCAACACTGTAATAGGTTTGGTTAAAAACCGCATCAGTATCAATAACCTCTCCGACAGGTGAAGCACCATTGGGCTTAAATCCGCAACCCGTTCTAATGTAGAATGTAATCAATGAAGTACAACAGCAGTCTTGAACTTCGGGGTCTGGGTCGCAGTCTACAAGCGGAGTGATATTAGTCGCATTGATATTTAGCGAAATGGTAGTGTCGGTTATGTTGTCAAAAACAAGGTTTCCGCAATAGCCACTGGCAGGGTCGGGTCGGGATGCTATTGTTATTGTTTTTTGAGTCAGTGGAGTTGTAGCCCCAGATATTTCAACAGGAATGTAGATTGGATATGTAAAGAATTGGTCGCACTCCGTGTCCCAATTTAAGCAGAAGTCAAAAATAAGAGGGCATCCTTCGGTAGTGGGGATTGCATCAAAAGCTATCTCAGCCACTGGCTCTGAATCACAACCATCATACCCAAAGTCTACACGAACACTACCATCATCATTCAAAAACCATGTTGCATTTTCAGATGACTTTTCTTCAATCCCACTTAACTCATTTGGGCAAGCCGTGTCTATCGGGACTATTATCTGATAGCTCATTTCCTCGGAAGTGTAATACTTGTTGCCTGAGCCATCATCCTCTTGGATGAATAGCATCGGGCTGCAATAGTCGGCAGGAGGGCAGTCAGGGCAATCCGACTCAGCAAGAGGAAGGAGTTGCCAGTCTAAGGGCTGATTAGGTACGGCTTGTATGCTCATTCTGTTAAAAGTTCAAATTTAGTCATTCCCGAAGTAATGTTGTATTCAAGGCTCATCACCCACCCCGTTTCGTAAAGACCCGCGCCAAAGCGTATCTTCTGATATGGATTGGCCTGAATGAGATTAAACTGCTCAACGGTTATAGGGGATTCAAATGTAACTCTATTCCTAATCTTCGGGCCACTATTGTTGGGGATAAAGTTCCCGTTCCAAGAAAAGCCATCACCTGACCTGTGAACGTATGCCCTCGCTATTTCGGGGTGGTTCACAATACCTGCGACCATATCGCCAATATATAATTTTGGGCAAAATGAAATACTCGGGTCTCTCCGTACATAAGTGGCTAAATGGGAGGCTATCTTGTAATAGTTGCCAACAATGGCATTATTGTACTGAACGGGGTCTTTCTCCGCTACATAAAGCTGGTCATCGGTTAGGCTTATAATTCCATCTAAGGTTACAAGGTTTTCAACCGTTGGTATCTGAAGCCCTATTGATGCATCGAAATCCTGCTCACTACATACATTACTCACATAGCTCACTTCCTCTTGAATACCCGCATTAAATGATGGGTTAGTATTGGTTTTCCCTACCTTCAATGAAGAAATGCCAAACTTATTATCTTTTACGAGCATAACCTCGTATGGCATATCAATGGCGAAAGCCTCTGTCGTTTCATACAGGTCGCTCTCCTTGCCAATAGTCATCGTGTAGTCGCCCGTTCCCGTAATCCCAAACTTGATACCTAAGTTGAACAACTTGCCAAATCCAGACATAAGGTCTGCAAACGAAACGTTAATTTGTGCGCCACGAGCAAAAGAACCATCCATTACCGATGATGCGGGATTAGCCCAGTTCTTCAATATTTTGCCCGAAGTTAGCCTTGCATAGTATGGCCCGTAATTGTAAGCGTTTACTTTAGTTATCGTAATCGCACCCGTAGTTATATTCTGAAAGTTACCAACAGTTAAATTGCCTGCATCCCAAGGGAAGTAAACATCCATAATTCTTCGGGCAGCAGGGCCTCCTGGATAAGTTATATCCCCAACTGCCATAGCCCTATTGCAATAGTTATCCTGCCACTCACCGTCAAAAGGATTTAAGCTCGTTATCAAGAAATACTCTTGAATACCCTCTCTTATATTGGTTAAAGTCCTAAGTGGGCTATATCCAAATGAAGGGTCGCACGGGAATAGATTTATGGTTCTGGTTATTTGATTGCCAAAGGCATCGTTATAACTAACATCGCAAGTTGGAGTTCCCGTACCCGAATAAGTAACTACTGGGTCTATTTGTATTGTCCAATGGTCGGGCTCAAAATATGTTGCGGAGTTGGTTAGGTATCCATTTAAGTCCGAAACCGTAAAAGTGTTATCATTCAGAAAGTATTTAGAGATATACTCATAAAGCTCTAAAATGCCAAACCACTTAAACGCCCCATCAACACCCTCTGGGTTTAACGGGTTTTCATTAGGAGGCCATGGCCATCCCGTTCCACCTGCCGCATAGTTTGGGTTGAACAACAGCTCACCAATGCCAGTTAGCGGAGTTCCATTTAAGCTAACATTTGAGTGAACAGGAACTTGAACATCATAATTCCTGCCTATCAGCGAAGAAAGAGAGTTGTCGGAGAGCGTACACTTCGCTATGCACCTGCTTATGTCTAACTCTACGTCTGCAAGAAAGATTATGCCCTCAAAGATGAATCCTAAGCAATCCGTTTGCTCAATCCTTATCGGAATGTCCAAACATCCCGTAGTGCTTTGAAACA